AGTTAAACCAGTAACATCAGGCACAAGATATAGTCTTGTGGTATGGCATTTAGGGAGGCCTTTTAGATAATGTTTATAAATACGTATTTTCCAACTGTAATATGGAGTGAGGAAAAACCAGAGTTTGTTAAATCATTAAATAAAGCAAGTAACAAATATATTAGTGATGCTCGTAAAAGAGAAAAAGAATATATAAAAAAGTTTGGTGATTTTGGAAGGTCATATCATTCAACACCACTTACAGCTGACAATGATTTTTTAGATTTTAGAAATTACGTTGGACAAAAATCTTGGGAATATTTAGATCATCAGGGTTATGATATGTCACAATACACAACTATGTTTTCTGAGTTATGGGTACAAGAGTTTTCCAAAAAAGGTGGTGGACACCACTCTGCACACATACATTGGAATCAACACGTATCAGGTTTTTATTTTTTAAAATGTAGTGATAAAACTTCTTATCCTGTATTTCACGAACCAAAGACTGGTGCAAGGTGTACAAAATTAAAAATGAAACCAAATTTAAAGGGTGTGTGGGCAGGTCACGAACAATTTCATATTAAACCAAAACCAGGAACATTAGTTATATTTCCAGGATATTTAGAACACGAATATGCAGTAGACTTTGGTATAGAACCATTTAGGTTTATACATTGGAATATACAAGCTGTGCCAAAAGAAATGGCTAAAGATGTCGTTTAAAAAAAATAAATATACAATTATTAAACAAGCAATATCTAAAGACCTTGCAACGTTTATTGCAAACTATTTTAGAATGCAAAAACAAGTTTATGATACTTGTAAAGCTGCTAGATATTTTTCACCTTTTGAAAATATATTAGGTTATTATGAAGAACCAGATGGGCAAATACCAAATACATATTCTCAATATGCAAATATGGCTATGGAAACTTTATTGCTTAAATGTCAACCAGGTATGGAAAAAGCAACTGGATTAAAATTATATCCTGCGTATACTTATGCAAGAATATATAAAAAAGGTGATGAATTAAAAAGGCATAAAGATAGATTTTCTTGTGAGATATCTACAACTATGAATCTAGGTGGAGATGACTGGCCTATATATTTAGAACCATCTGGAGAAGTTGGTAAAAAAGGTGTTAAAGTAGATTTAAAACCAGGAGATATGCTGGTTTATTCTGGCTGTGAGCTAGAGCATTGGCGAGAAAAATTCAAAGGCAAAGAATGTGTACAGGTTTTTCTGCATTATAACAATCGTAAAACTCCAGGAGCAAGAGATAATATGTTTGACAAGCGTCCACATTTAGGTCTTCCTTCTTGGTTTAAACGATGATATAATCCTTAGATGGAGGCAGGGCACCACCACATACCCCCTGTCTCCTTTTAAGGACATTTATGAATTTAGGTTTTGACGCAATCTCACAATTTCCTATATCTCAAGTAGGGGCAGATAACGTAGTAACTATTGCTGTTACAGGTAATAATTTAGTTGCTAGTATTGGTAATCCAAACATCGCCGCTGATGCAGTTACAGAAATTGCTACAGGTAATCCACTCACACTTGGTATTGGAACCGTAACAATTGTAGGTACAGCAAATCTTGAAGCACCTAAAACACCATTAACTTTAGGAACGGGGACCGTTACAGTTTCTGCAGATGCGAATGTTACAGCATCTGGAAACAACTTGATTATAAGTAGTGGATCTGTTAGTATTGTTGGAACTGCGAGTATAACAGCACCAGCTAACGCTTTAACATTAAGTACAGGCGAAGTAGGTATTATAACATGGAACGAAATTGTACCAGGAGCAACAATGGTTTGGACACCAATTAAACCTTACGGATAATATATGGCATCAACATTTTCAACAGATTTAGCATTAGAACTTGTAGCAACCGGTGAGAAAGCTGGTCTATGGGGAACTATTACAAATACTAATTTACAAATATTACAACAATCAGCAACAGGTGTTGTTGATGTTGCTATGACATCTGGCTCAGATGTTACTTTACTTTTATCAGATGGTGCAACATCAAATGGTAAAAATGCATATTTAAGATTAACAGGTACGATGACCGCTAATATTAGTTTAATTATACCTGCATCAACAACAGGTGGTACAGCAACAAGAATGTATGTTATTCAAGATGCTACAGATAGAACAACAGCAAACAAATATACGTTAAGCATTAAAACTGCTGGATCATCAAATCCAATAGCTGTCCCCGTTGGATCTACAATGTTAATTCACTCCAATGGAACAGATGCAAGATTAGATATTTTACAAAAAGGTAACTTTGCAATTACGTCCAGTTCTATCACTGCATACACTGCAGTGGCTGGTGATAATTTATTAATAGATACACAAGCAGCACAAGTTACAATTACACTGCCAGCATCGCCTACTATGGGTGATGAAGTTAGTATTATGGATGTATCTCCAAGTGGAGGTTTTGCAACTAATAAAGTAACAATAAACAGAAACAGTCAACCAATAAGAGGTGCTGCATCTAATTTAGAATTAGTTACTGATAATCAATCGATTAAATTAAGATACACAAACGCAACCAAAGGTTGGCAATACGTATACAACGTAACATCATAGGAGTAAAAAATGCCGCTTACGAAAATTAAGTTTGCTCCTGGAATTGATAAACAAGATACATCAGTTGGAGCAGAGGGTCGTTGGGTAGATTCAGATAACGTAAGATTTAGATACGGCCTACCAGAAAAGGTAGGTGGGTGGCAATCTCTTTTAACAGATACAATTGTAGGTGTAGCACGAAAACAACACGCTTTTGTTGATACAGATGGCAATAGATATGTGGCTATTGGTACAGATAAATTTTTACTTTTATATTTTGAGGGTCAGTTATTTGACATAACTCCTCTTGCAACTGCAATCACAGGTGCAACTTTTACTTTTAATGGAACAACAACCGTAACTCTTACAACATCTGCAGATCACGGAATAGCTGTTGGAGATATAATTAGATTAAGTTCTACAACTTTACCAGGTGGTACTACTGGTGTTACAACAGCAACTTTTGATGACACAAACTTTCAAGTTCTTTCAGTCCCAACTTCTAAAACTTTAACTATACAAGCAGCGACTGCAGGTTCAGCATCCACTGGCGGATCTGTAACTATCACTCCGTATGAAGTAGTGGGTCCTGCTGCACAATCTTATGGTTATGGTTTTGGTATTGGAAACTATGGTGGAACAATTACCGGTGTTGCACAGACAGAATTAGATGGATCGTTGAACGCGGACACTGCTGGTACTGGTGGATCGGGGACCGCGGTTACTGTAGATTCAACTACAGGATTTCCTTCTGCCGGCACAATTTTAGTAGGTAGTGAATTAATTACATACACATCAACAAACTCTACACAATTTTTAGGCATCACTAGAGGTACAAATGGAACAGCAACTTTTGGTACATCAAACGGTCAAGCACATTCAACAAATGCAATAGTGCAAAACGCAACTGAGTTTACAGGATTTGGTAGTGCAGTACAGGCATCAACTGTAACTCTTGAACCAGGACTTTGGTCATTAAGTAATTTTGGAGAAGTATTAATTGCTACGATTGCAAATGGTAAAACATTTAGTTGGAATGCCGGAGCTGCTAATCCTACAGGAAATAGAGCTTCAACATCTACATCAGGATTTGAAACAACTAACAATCCAACAGCAACTAGAGCCACACTTATATCACCAACAACACGTCACTTAATTCATTTTGGAACAGAAGTAACCATAGGTAATCCTAATACTCAAGATGATATGTTTATAAGATTCTCCGTTGATGAAGATATAAATGATTATACACCAGAAGCAACTAACACAGCAGGGACACAAAGATTGCAAGATGGCACAAAAATAATGGGTGCGTTAGTTGCAAAAGAAAATATTCTAGTGTGGACTGACAATGCATTGTATGCAATGAAATTTGTTGGTGCACCGTTTACATTTGGTTTTGAACAAGTAGGTACAAACTGTGGACTTATTGGTAAGAATGCAGCTATTGAGATTGATGGTGTTGCATATTGGATGGGTAATAATGGATTCTTTTCTTTTGATGGTACAGTTAATACATTACCTTGTTCTGTTGAAGATTTTGTTTACGATGATATTAATACTACCAAAGGTCAACAAATCTGTGCAGGAATAAATAATTTGTTTACAGAGGTTATTTGGTGGTATCCAACAACTAATGCTAATTTTAATGATAGATATGTAGTTTATAATTATGGACAAGATAATGCAAGACTACCGATGGGTAATTGGTACACAGCTACAAATACAAATGCAATGAGAACAACTTGGATTGATTCATTAGTATATCCTAAACCATATGCCACTGCTTTTAATAGTTCTAACACAGGGACATTTCCTGTTATTCAAGGGGAAACAGGTTTAGGTCAAACTGTTTTATTTGAACACGAAATAGGAACAGACCAAATTAATCCGGATGGTAGTACAACAGCTTTAACTTCTTTTGTAGAGTCTTTTAGTTTTTCATTACAAAAAGATCAAAGCGAAGTGTTTTTAGCTATGCGTAGATTTTTACCAAACTTTAAAGTATTAACCGGTAATAATCAAGTAACTATATCTGTAAAAGATTTTCCAGCTGACGATAGTACAGCTACAGCTTTAAGTCCTTTCACTATTACATCTTCAACTACAAAAGTTGACACTAGGGCTAGAGGACGATATGCAAATATTAAAATAGAAAACACAGGGGCCGGCGAATCGTGGAGATTTGGTACGTTTCAAGTGGACCTACAACCAGATGGAAGGAGAGGATAATGGCAAAGATTGTAGTAAGATTACCAGAACCTAAAAAAGAATATAGTGAAGATAATCAAAGACAGATAAACAGAGCGTTGTCTATATTAATAGAACAATTAAACTCAACATACTTAACACAACAAAAAGAAGATCAAGAACGATTTACTTGGTTAGGATTAGGATAGTGGCAAACATATATAAAAACGATAAAGTAAGTTTAACCACTACAGATGTTACCACTTTATATACAGTGCCATCTAATTCAAGAGCAATTGTTAAATCATTATTAGTTGTTGAAGATGCATCTGGATCAGCAGCAGTTAAGGTAACACTAACTAATGCATCAGGTACGGCTTTTGTAGTTGATAATGATGTTACTCTAACATCAGGCCAAAAAGAACAAGTGCTAAGTGAACCTTTAATTATGATGGAAAGTGAAATATTAAAAGTTCAGGCGACCAGTGGAGCAGTAGATGTTATTGCATCTATATTAGAAATTAACAGGGAGGATAGATAATGCCATTTGTAGAGCAAGAAGAAGGATATACAGAACAAAAGATAGATGGAAAAACAGTAAAAGTTTATAAACCAAGAGTAGAGGTAACTATAAAACACCTTAAAACAGGCAGAGAATACTTGTCTGATAAAGAGGCAGAAGAAGATGTAAATAGCCCAGTAACTGATACTACACAAGATGATATATCTAGAAGTGTTAATATTGTAGTAGGACCAGGCGCTTTGGGTGGTAAAACTAATATATAGGATCGTTGACGAATGTATAAAAACCTAGTAAATTGTACGATACTCGCCTATTTACAAGTGTTGCGTACTTGCTTCAATATTAATAATATAAAGAAAAACTATGGGATTTTTTAAAAAAGTAACTAAACCGTTTAAAAAAGTTGGAAAAGCAGTTCGTAAAATTATTCCAAAAGAAATAAGACCGGCATTGCCTTTTTTAGCAGCAGCTACACCTTTTTTATTACCTGGAGCTGGTATTGCAAGTTTGCCTTTTGCGTCTAATCCGGCAGTGCAAAGAGGCATACTCTCATCATTAGCTAACATAGGTTCGCAAGCAACCATGGATCCTGAAGGAGATATTAATTTATTATCTGCAGCTATGGCAGGTTTAACAGGTGCTGGTACAACAGAAGGTTTTGGTGATACTTTAAGAGGTATGACAACTAAAGGTGGCTTTTCTAATCTTCCTGCAGGCGGTGCAACGATGCCTGGACTAACAGAAAAAGTGTTAGCCGACAGAGGATTTTTTACAAAAGCAGCTGACCTTGGTTTAACAGGAGCAGCTAAAGCAGCAGATTTCTTAAGTGGTAGCAGAGAAACATTAGAAGCATTAGGTAGTGGAACACAAGATTTATTTACAAAAGCAGGAGCAAAAGCAGCAGGAAAAGCAGCAGCCATACCATTAGCACAAGGAACAGGTGATCTTGCGTATGCAACTGCAACAGCAGCAATAAGAGATTTTGAAAAAGCACAAGCAGAAGAACTAGCTCAAGCAGGATTAGATGAAGCAGCAATTGCAAATGCTAGAAGAGCTGCGATTAGAGAAGCTATGGAAGTATCAGGATTTACAGAAGAAGATATATTAGAAACATTTGATGAGATAGGATTAAAAGATGGAGGTAGAGTAGGTCTTAGAGAAGGTGGATTGTTACAACAATTAACTGCACAAAATTTTATACCTGGATTAGGATTTTCTGGTTTTCGACCTTTGCAACAAGCTCAAGCTGTTTTTCCTAGACTAAATGAATTAGAGCAAGGAGTAAATAGAGCTGAAGGAAGTTTAAATAGAATAAGAAACAGATTGGGAGAGGAACAAAGAACACTCGCTGGTCTTGCAAGTTTCCAACCTGCAATAGGTCTTCAACCTGCATTGCAACCATTAAATATGGCTCGTTTACCAGACTTACAAAATCAACAAACACAAGTATTACCTAGTGGAACTGCAAGAGGTATGAAAGACGGTGGTATGATGGATCTTCAAGGTAAAGAAATGGATTTAAGAGGTGGAGGATTTGTACCAATAGGTAAAAAAGAAAAAGCAGATGACGTGCCAGCACGATTATCTAAAAATGAATTTGTAATGACTGCTGATGCAGTCAGAGCAGCAGGTGGTGGTAGTGTAAACAAAGGAGCACAACGTATGTATGATTTAATGAATAACTTAGAGGCTAGAGCATAATGGCAGTAGAACAAACACAAGTATTACCGGCACCGGTACTAGAAGGCGCGCTTACAGCCTTTACTAAAAAATTAACACCACTTATTGGACAAAAGATAGATACAACAAAATTTGATCCACAAGTTGCAGCACAAACACAATTACAAAAAGATGCATCAGCTGCAGCGGCAGGATTGGGATCTTTGGTTGGACCACAAGCCTATAAACAATTTATGTCACCTTACCAACAAGAGGTGATTGATACCACACTTGCAGAGTTTGACAGACAACAGGCAATACAACAGACAGGTTTAAGAGATGCAGCCATAAGTGCTGGAGCTTTTGGTGGAGCAAGACAAGGTATACAAGCAGCAGAGGCAGCAAACCAAGCAGCGTTAGGTAGAGCAGGATTACAAGCACAATTATTACAACAAGGATTTCAACAGGCACAACAGGCAGCAGCAAATGATTTAGCGGCAAGACAAGGTCTTGGTCAATTCCAACAAGCTATGGGTCAAGCAGATCAAGCATTTGCACAAGCACAATTAGATGCACAACAGATCGCTGCAAAAGAGGCAGCATTTGAGCCGTTTACAAGATTAGGGCTAGTAGGACAACAACTAGCGCAGATACAACCGGGAGCATTTCCGACTACAACGATCGGATATCAATCGAGTCCAGCACCAGCGAGTCCATTATCTAGCTTCTTAGGAGGCGCAGCCGGAGTTGGCGGTGTACTAGGTAAGTTAGGAATATTTGGATAATGAATACATTTAGAAGACCAATGTTTAGAGGTGGTAAAGTAGATAGCCGTGGAACGGGGATTACGTCTGGTTTATCATACGCAAAAGGTGGTAGAGTTGGTTTACAATTTGGAGGATCACCTTTTGGTGCTCCTATACCACCAGGATCCGCTCTTAGCCAACCTACAGGCATAGGTGGTAGACAAATATATCAAAGACCAATAGGACCCCCTACAGGAGGATTAAAAATTCCTAAAGGTTTTAGAAATGTAGCAGGGACACCATCATTAAGAATGTTGGGCACACAAACTTTAAGAAATTTAGCACTTCCATCTTTATCAACAACTGCATTAATGGCTTTACCATTTTTACCTTCAGGTATAATGGCTGCTGCAAATATGCCTAGAACAGATGCAGCATTACAATTTATGAAAGGAAAACCTGGTGAACTTTCTCCTCAAGAACAATTTACATTTGATGAAACTAATATAGATGTCGGAGATTTTTATGACGAATTATCTAGAAAAAATAAGGAAGGAACTCCAATAAGCACATTAGATGCATTTTTCTTAGATCCTAAGACAGGGACATATCCTTCTATATTTGGAAGAACTGAAGATAGAGAAAAACGTGCAGCTATTGAAAAAGCTAAAATAGGTAAACAAACTGAAAATCCATTAGATGATGGTGAAGGAACAGCGTTGTCACCTAAAGACATTAAAATATTAGAATTAGAAAAATTAGTTGAAGGATTTACAAAAGCTGAGCCTAAAGCCAAAGAAACTAACATGGAGGAAAGTATAGAAATAGACAAAGAAAAATTTGCTAAAGCATTAGGTAGAGACAAAGCTAGAGGTCAGGATATATCTGACATGTTATTAAGTTTTTCAAGCAAAGCATTGGCTCCTGATGCTACAGTTAAATCTGCATTTGCAGAATTTGCAGCTGATGAGGTCAAGAGACCAAGCAGAGTTAGAAAAATAGATGACAGCGCTGCGGCTCTTGCAATTAACAAATACATTAAAGGTGAGATATCTAAACAAGAAGCAGAAACTTTAATTAAAAGATTAGAACTACAAGCTAAATTTGCAGATAAAAGAGCAACAAAAACAGCAGCAGAATATATTCAAGCCTCTGATGCATCCACATTTTCTGGTAGAGTAAAAGAGGGATTAAACTCTGCCTATTCTAGAGAAGGAATAGTGCCTTCATTTAAAGAAGTTACATCTAAAGAAATGCAAGATCCAGAAAAATTTAAATTTGGAGCAGAAGACGTAGGAGTAATATTCATAGAAACAGATACTAAAAGAGCATATTCATTCGATGAAGCAGGTAACGAGATATTAATATATCAAGGATAGGAGATACATGCCTATTATACAAACTCCAGAAGATCAAAGACAAGAAACCGGATTAACTAAATCTATATTAGCTGGTGTAGGTTCTGGTGTATTTAAAATATTTGAAGGAGCTGCAACACTTGGTGCAACTCTTTTAGATTTAGGTATAGATAAAAACAGAGCAGAAGCGGTAGAGGCATACTTTGATGAGATTAATCCTTTTGATGAGGCAGCCGAGGCGACAGCCGCTGGTAGAATTACAGAACTAATTATTAATATAGGTATACCTGGTGGTCTTGCATTTAAGATTGGATCAGGTCTAACAAAAGCAACATTACAGGCAAAGAAAGCTGGTAAGTATTTAAGCAGAAACGAGAAGTTAAAAAGATTTGGTAAAGGCGCTGTAGCGGGTGGTGTAGCTGAAGGTGTTTTTGTTGGTGATGTGGAAGAGGCTGGAACGTTTGGTGACTTTCTTGGTGGACCAACAGAGATAGAAAGAGACACTAGTGATCCAGGAACAGAACTTTTAAACAGATTAAAATTTGGTGTAGAGGGCACATTATTTACAGGTGGTATTGGAGTTGTTGGTAAAGGTATATCTAAATTAAGAAACTCTGGTGGCACAGGTAAGGCTATTATAGACCCTATGGAAAAGTGGATAGACAAGTGGATATCTAAACCACTAAGAGCTAGAGGACCATTAGTTCAAGAAGGTTTTGAAGCACAAAAAAGATACGAAGGTTTATTGGCTAAAGACACAAATAAAGCTGAAAATGCCATGATAGCTATAGATAAGATAACAAATAGAATTCTTAAAAATTTTAAAAATGCTGGTAACAAAGTTGACATAGAGAAAAGAAAAGAATTATTAAAAAAATTAAATGATATATTAACGGACAATAATAATTTAAGGCCTGACATAGATCCAACAACTGGTGCGGTTACACTAAGAGATATAGATCCCACAAAAGCCACACAGTTTTCTCAAGAATTAATATCTACATACAAAGCTGATCCAAAAGACGTGGCAGCTTTGTTAGAAAATTTTAAAGATATGCGAGGAACATGGTCAGAATTATTTACTATGATGGGTGGTAGATTAACTGATGATGCTCTTAAAGATTTTCAAAAGGTAATACCGGAAGCAATTAATAACGCATTAGATAGAGGATACGAAGTATTTAAAAACAATCCTATGTCTTTGGCTGATAATTACAAACCAAGCAAAAAAATTATTAATGAAGCTGTGCAAAATTTTAAAGAGGAGGCTGCCAACAAAGGTATTACATTGCCAGATGATGTAGCTAAATCTATGGTAAATGAAGTGTGGGAAAATGCTGAATTACCCAAAGGCATAATGATGAATCCTAGAACAAAATCAGGAGAGGTTAGATTTGGATCTATGCCTGCATTTTTTGTTAAATCAGAGGCAGATGATATCACTAAAACAATGGCAAAAGATAAATCTTTTGTAAAAAGAATTGGTGGTAAAAACATGACAGATCTCACAGGTGTTGGTCAAGAAGTCATAAAAAAATTATTAGGTAAAACAGCAAACCCTATGTCAACAATTGTTGAAGGCACAAATGCTCTGTCCATACAAGTTAGATTAAATCAATATCTTGATGATCTTGTAGTGCAATCAAACAAAAATAAAGTTGAGTACGATGCATGGTTAGCTGGTGGTAAGCAAGGACCAGAACCTAGAGTGCCTTTCCTTGTAGACAGCCCTGGAGAAGCTAAAAAATATTTTGGTCCATTAGCACGTAATAATAAAGATTATGCAATCATAGCTCCACGAAAAGGTGGCTCTATTAGAACTACAAAACTTGGTAGGTTTGAAGATATTGATGCAACTATTAAACCTGTAGATAAAATAGAAGAAGCAAAACTAGAAGAATTAGGTATTATAGATGAGATAACTAATCCAATAGCAGGTAAGTTTGCATTAAAAGATTATGCGGATGCTTTAAAAGAGGTTAGTAATTTAGGTAGAAGTAAAGATCTACCGGCAACATTATATCAAAATCTAGTGTTGTATCCAAAAGCTACATCACAGATGGCCAAGACAATTCTTGCACCATTCACACACGCAAGAAACTTTATTAGTGCCTCTGCTTTTGCAGCAGCCAATGGCTTTGTGCCTTTTGGTAGAACAGATGATGTTAAAAGAGCGTTTGATGCATTACAGGTAAAAGGGTTTAGAAAAGATAACGAGTTCTATCAAGAGTTATTAGAGCTTGGTGTGGTAAACTCACAAGTTCAAGTTAGACAGGTTATGGATCTATTAGAAGATGTAGAGTTTGGTAAAGTATTAAACAACGTTGGTCCAGACTATAATGGTTTTAATACTTTTATGAAAGGATTAAAAAAAGCACAGAAGTTTGCACAAGATGCATACACAGCTGAAGATGATTTTTGGAAAATATTTACATTTTTAGGAGAACAAAGAAAAATAAAAGAAGCATATAAAAATGCAGGATTAGAATTAGGTCAATCATTCATAGATCCAAAAGGTAAAAAACAAATATTTAACGACGAGTATATTAAAAAAGCTGCAGCTGATCTTGTTAAAAATAATGTACCAAACTATGCGTTTGTATCAGAGTTTGTAAAAGGA